TTTATTTAATTTAGACAATTTTTATTTTTTACTTTAGAAGTCTTCTTTCTAAAGTCATTGTCTCTTCTAAATGTTTTTCCCATACCTAACTAATAAATTACTTGACTCTAGAAGCAGTAGCAAGAACCTTGCGTAGTGCCTTAACTTGACGACCATTTAGGTCCAAACGAGTCTTACCAGCACGGAGAGTCAAACGAGTACCAGCTCGCTTGGTTCCAGCAAATGGATAAGAGATGAACGTTTCTAGATTAGCAGCATTTTCATATAGGAAATTAGTCTGCTTCTTGTTGTTTTTACGAATAATCATAACTTTATTTATTTTTATTTATTTGTTTTATGTTTCGTTAGCTTCATTACTAACTTGAAATGACTTTACACCATGATAGTGTATATGTCAAAGACTTTATTAATTATATTTTGAATTCTTTTTCAAACCGTTCAATAGCGTAATCTTTAGCTTTGAATTCAAATTCATAATCTACTTCTTCTACACCTACATATTCTTCAGGAATAGTACGAACATAATCACCATGCGCACGAGGATTACTATTGTTAAGGTCATTGTCACTAAAATGAAATAATGGACGATAATTTCCCCATGTACTCATAGCTAGTTTCATAGCTTCTTTTGCACCATACTTACTAGGATTACAACGATGGTGAAGATTGTCATAAGTAATAGGAATACCAGTATTGGAATAAATCAACTCATACAATTCTTCTACCTTCCAACTATTGGGTTTATCTTCGTTTTCTAATACTAGACGAGACTTAACATTGATAGGTAAATCTTTGTATACATCAATAAACCTAGACGCAATTTCTTTAGTATCACCTTTATAACAATTCATATGAATATTCATCGGAGCTTCATATGACTGCGGTAAACCAAACAAATCCATAATAGTAGCATGATTCTTTAGCTCGACAATAGACTTTTCTACTACAGACTTGGTTGCGCTCGCAGGTACAACAAATTGGTCAGGATGAGTACTACAACGAAGTTTATTGTTCTTGATGATTTCTGCACCACGTTTGAATTCCGCATAAATACGGTCTTTATCGGGTAAGACATCAAATGATAGATTTGCTTCGGGTAAAGTTGCTAGAGGAAATAAATCACTACTAATACGATAGTTCCATCCACGTTTAGAACAAAAACTAAACGTATTTACTGCAACGTGAACATTATTAAGAGTTCGTTGAGAAACATTAGATAAAGCATTTTTACGTTCCAATGCCAAGAATCGTGTCTTGGTCATAGTATTTGCTTTGAAACCTTGTTCTTGAAGTTGAAGAGATATACAACACAATGATTTTTTCATTGTCTATACCTTACTATAAAATTATAAAAATGTCAAGAAATTATTGGATAATAAACATATGGAACAGGACATGGAGCGCATGTACTATCAAATGGACATGTATATCCTAAAAACTTCCAAGTTTTTTCTGTAGAACTACTGTTTTTAATCCACGTAGCTTTTTTATTTATCCCACTTGTCAACAATTCACTTTTTGAATCAACTACACTTTTATAATAGTCAGATAAATTAGTAAATGTATCGTCTGTATTGGTTTTATAAAGAATACTTTTACCATCTTTAACTAAAATAGTTCCAATGTCACCGTCAAATATTCCATTGGGACTGTCATCTACATATGCACTATCAGTTTGATTCAATGAATTAGATGCTAATTTATTGATAAACTTCGGAAATCTATTATCTTTTATAAAATTGACAGTCATTTGTTATATAAATATATAACTATCGTCCAACTTCATTAAAAAACTTTGATTTAGCATCTTCATAAGTCATACCTATCATTTTGTTATAATATAGTATATCTGACTTTATATTACCATCACTATGAAGTTTTTTATATCTTTCTATAGCTTTTGGTTTCCACCAGTCTATTACACCTTGAACATCTTTCTTAAACAATTCTTTCATCTTAAGATCATTTTCTGTAATCTTACTTTGTAAGAATTCTTTAGTGTTTTCATAAAAAGCACTATAATAAACACCTCTTTCATACCCATGTGTATAATCACTAGCTTTAATTCCTAATGTCTGGAATATCATGTTAATTACCCTAGTCTTAGCACCAGTTACAGGTCCACTAACTCCTTCCTTTTGAGTCATTGCTTTATTATATTGGTCAGCTTTATTATCTTTAATCCATTGATGCCATACTTCATATACACTGTCATCTGGTTTAATCATCATTTTACCAGTACTAGAACCACATTTATGCCACCATTTAAGACTATTATACATACTATAACTACCATACAACGAAGTTGTAGTCATTCCAACCAATTCTTCATTATATAACTTCTTCCAGATTTCTCTAGTTTTAGATGTTGTAATTAACGCAGCTACCATCTTTCCACCCAAGAAATTATATCCAAATGGTTGTGTACTCATAATACAACTACCAATTGCACTATGTACTAACCTCTTATCTTTTAACTTATTATCAGCAGTCCATCCAATATAATTGTCTCTATCAGTAATAACAATAACATCGCTAGATATACTTACCGCACCCAAATATCGTGGATTGTCTAAATTACCATCAGTAATCAATAATTTAATAAATCTACCTGGCGTCTGCGTATACTCCATAGTATGACAAAATACTCTTAACATCAACCAATCTTGTTCAAATTGACTTCCAGCTTGTACATGAACAATTGTAGGATTTAATTGTTCAATTTCTTTTACAGTCAATTCAACATTATTAATATCTGTAGGAGTCCAAATCTTGGCTTTAGCTACACCAGATTTATTCAAATAATTTTCATAAGTCTGAACTTCAACCCACTTCTTATAAAATGTCTGTTCTTCCGCAGACATACTCTTCAAATAATCAATATTTTTGATAAATTTAGATTTCTCCAAATCAAAATCAAACTCTCCAGCATCAAAAAATTCGTTTCCCATATTTATATTTAGTATGACATGTAAAAAACCAGATCCATCCCAGAAAGTATATCACTACATCGAAGTAGATTCAACAACAATTGCTTTGTATGATAGTTTAATGGATCAACCAATATCATACGGAACTAAAATAAAAATTCAAGTGGATATCAATAGATTACTTCCCAAAGATATAACTATCTACTATTATAGTTTAAAAGAATTTATAAAACTAAAACCAATAAAACCATATATAGGTAAAAAATAATGCCGTATGAATACATAAGTACCCATACGGCATTTTATGCATTATACTTAATTAAGCAACTACCTTAGTAGTGGTTGAAGTTGATTCAACCTCAGTATGTCCCGCAGTATCAGTTTCAGCCTTTACATCAAGAACATTTACCGTTTCATACTTATCATTCAATACAACTCCAGCAGTACGAGCAGAATTAATAGCTGCATCAGTTACAGGAGTCATTGCGAAAGCAAGCTTTGGACGACCCTTACCACCATGAACCGATCCAATTTGGGTTACTACACCCTCGTCAAGAGCATTCTTCAATCGAACTCGTAGAGTAATCGCAATAAAATCTTTATTGAGATTAGCCAAGTCACTTACACCAAAGTAAGTGTCGTTTGATGGCCAAGTTACGGTTAGGTTTGTCTTATTCTTGCGGTCTGTCTTTTTATTACTCATATATTTAGTTTTATGTTTTGTTTATGTTTACTGGTTGAACTTCAACCTTGTAAATACTTTATATTATATCCGTTCAAATGTCAATGACTTTTTTCAAGAAACATCTTGTTCATAGTTTTGGCAACATCCAAAACATTCTTGGGATTCACAAAAGAAGCGTCTTTTCCATACATGGTCTTGAACATATTAATAGCCTTTTGATTATTTAAACCATCACTCTTAATAAAGTAACTCAATACAGAATATCCTTCATTACGAATCTTATTGACCTGTTTCCTAGTATGCAAAGCCGCACTGTCTTCACTATAACCAACGGCAACACCATTAAGAGTTGTATAATTCATTGCGGGTTCACCGTCACTAAAATTCAAGAAATAATAATCAGTATCTTGAGATGCTTTTGGTAAATGTTTCATAATTGCTTCAAATGAAAGACCTTCAGGAGTACATCCCGCAGGATACAAATATGGAAACAAATTCTTAACTTTATTAATTTTATCTACAGCAGAATCATAAGCAATAACCACATATGGATTACTACCACTGTATCCTCTAGAAGTACTAAATGTAGTTCTAAATGATACAGATACTCTAAGATTATCAATCATAGAAGCAGCTTTACAAATAGCAACAACACTGGTCATTGTCTTTTCCCATTTATCACCTCTCATACTAGAACTAGCGTCAACACTAATATGAATATAAGAATTCTTATATTTAGAAACGTCCATGATATGAAATACATTTTCATTATCAAAAGATAGTTCTGATAAGATTCTACGGTCAATCTTACCAACTGGTTTGCGCATATACTTGGTAGTGTTTACTTCACTACGAATCTGTAGTTTACGACCAAGTGCTGCACCCATAATTAATCCCGCATTTACAGCTTTTTGTACATTTGGACAAATTTGTACCGAAGAAATATGTGTATAATAACTACTGTCAAATCCATGATAATTAAGAGGAAATACATCTGTATCAATCAACTCTCTGGTTAATCTAGTTACAAAAATAGTGTCTACACTATAATATCCATCAGATTTAATATAATCGGAACCAGATTTTACCAGTGTCATTCCACTCTGTTCAATTGCATCAAGAAGTTTTTTATCTTTTTTATTAACTTTCTTTTTCTTAATATCACCATTCAAGAAATCTTTCTGTTTCTGAACAGCTTTCTTAATCTGTTTAGACTTATTATCAGAAACTTTATCATCAGTTCCAATATCATTCTTTACATCATTTTGATCCGTCTTATTACTAGATGAACTCTTGTTAGTCATTTCTTCTCCACCAATAGAATTTTCATCTGTCTTATCAGAATCTTCAGTAGAAGAACCTAGACCATTGCCTGGTTTACTTTCTCCAGATTCACTCTTTTTGTCTTTCTTATACTCAGTAATATTTTTTAGAATAATCTTTGCAACTTCAATCGCAACTTCCAAACGAACTTTTGGTGTAGTCAACCGTTGAATATTGGAAAGATTAATTACTGTAGCAATTTCACGAAGACCTGGCAATGCTTCCAAATCAGTGTGTTCATTAGTGAAGTTAATGATCCTAACTTCATAACTTTCAATAGAAGGTACACGATACAAGTTACTCTTTAACATTGCATTAATCTTAGGACTGTTAAAATACTTATCATACAATGCCATATAATACCCACGATAACCAGGAGCATTATTATAAACATAATAATCAATATAACGGTCCTCCACATAATTAAGACAATTCTTAATTAGGTTAGCAACATCATCTTTGGATACTTGAAGAGGTTCAGCCAAATCATATACTTCCCTAGGAACTGTTTGCCAAATCTTCTTTACCAAATCAAAATCAGACAATACAACGTGACTTCCTTCGTGTAAGGCCAATCCTACAGCAGGATCGAAATCTTGTTTATCAACAATATCTGCGGATAGATAAACAGCTTTTCCATCTGTACAATTAATACTTCCATCATCAGTAAAATAAACAGGAACATTCTTGCCTGTCAAAATATTGACGAAATTACTGACAGCACGGCGTGCTACAGATAGTTTAATCAGATTGAAGTTTACCGAAGACGAATCATCAATATCATCAAAATCGTCTTGATATGTATCATCCAACCAATAATCACTATAATTACTCATATATTTTGACAGGCAATGTTTTGTTTATTTATTAGAAAGGAGGTTGTTCAGACTTAGCTAGAGGATCTGAAAACAGTGTATCCTTAGATTCAACCTTGATGTACTTCTGTACCAACTGTTTTACATAGGTCCGTTCGCTGTCCATACCTCCTTCAATCGCAAAATTAGGATAAATGGCAGTCTCGGCAATTTCAAGCAAATTAAATCCATCTAGGATTAATTCTGAAATTTCCACGGTAGAACGAGTAGGAATAAAATTACTCAACTTGCTATCCTCACTCTTGACTTGTTCACGGGTATGAGTAGCAATCTCAACAACCGCATTCAAAATATCCAAATGAGCCGAATCAGTAATATTGAATCGTTCTTTTAGATAACTTAGTTCTACTTCCTTAGACAATGGACTCATTTCTAACTTGACAGGAAAACGACTCATCAAAGCACGATCCATTACACGGGTAGAAGTATATTCATTACCAATGTTAGCAGTACCAATGAAACATACACCTTCAGCTACTTGTACCACTTCGCTGTCCTTCTTTTCATCCAAACGAAGATACCTCTGTAGGTCATCGAGTACAGTCATCAATACGTTCCATGCATCATGATGAGCACGACTTACTTCATCCATCAAAATAACCGCATTTGGAGTCTTGATAGCCTTAACAAAAGCAGATTCGTTAAAATAAGTACCAGTGTTCTTATCGTAATGGGTATTACCAATAAGAGCACTACGAGCATCTTGGGTTGCACCAAGATTGAAATAAAAATAAGGACGTTCCAGAGCTTTAGCTACAGTCTGTGCAGCTAGTGTCTTGCCACATCCAGTTGGACCTACGATTAGAATGTTCTTACCACGCATTACGCTGCGTACAAGATACTTCCACTTGATTGAATCCATCACCAGTGATGATGGTTTGAGTTTATCACAATCCTTGATGAAGGACTGGATTTTATTTGCGTCTACGGTAACGAGTTTCAATGACGATTTATTCTTCATATTACGAAGAACAATCTATCACGGGTTTTTCTAACCGTCAACACAAAAAATAAAAAAACTGCTAGTTTGACCTAGCAGTTTTTTGTTTAAACTTTACTTTATCGTTAATGTCTATGCCAGTGACCGTGATAATGTCCATGAACAACTATGACTGGTGCTGGTTGATAATAATAAACAGGTTGTGGATAATACACAACTTGTGGTTGAGGTGGAACATATTGTACAACTGGAGCAGATTGAACTACTACTGGTTGTGATACATATACCACTTGTGGTTGTGGAGGACATACTATTCTTTCCACAACATGTAGAGCAGCAACTCCAGTTAATACTTTACCTACAGTTGCCCATTCTCTATCACCGGCTTTTACATTGGTAAGTGCTACAAATGCAGCCAAACCCAATGCGATTTTATTTTTCATATATTTATTTATTTTTTGATTTACCCTTGAATGTCTTTTGTTTGACAGTCAATTTCTTATCAGTTTGTTTTGGATACTTATAAGAAGCCTTTTCACCTTTTACACTATGATCAACTTGTTTATTTATCTTTTCAACAGTTTTTAATGGTTGGTCTGGTTGGTCTTCTTTAGCTTTTACTTGGTCTTCAACCTTTACTTTTTCTCCCAATTTATGTGTTGGACCTTCTTCTGTCTTACCTTCTTTATCTGTACTATCTACAGAAGTCTTATTGAAGGCTTTTTGGACATAGTTTCCAATTGTTGATTTTAGTATATTAACAATGAAATCTTTTAGATTTTCAAATGTAAGATTAAATTTTTTAATTCTATCAGTATTATCTTTCATATAAGTTACAGTGAAGTTGTTATCAGTCATAGGGTATATTTTGAAATGATGAGGATTACAAGAACATACATTATAATATCCAACGTCATCCAAAGTAACTTCAGCATCTTTATATACTTTTTTAACTTCCTCAGACAATTCTTCCATTTTGTAATGAAGAGATTCACCCTTTTCAATTTTAATCTCTTCTATTGATTCTTTTACCAAATTCTTAAGATTTCTTTTGATTTTGGTTTCAAGAATACATTCTTTTATTAGTTTCTTAAATTCTGTAATATTCATATTTCTATATAAATATCATCAAAAAAAAGATTGTTCATTGGTATTTTCAACTTTTATCTCCTGAATGTCTTCTTTATAACCACCAATAATAGGGTAGGGACGGGATGGGTGCTTAAGAGACTTAACCAACTTCTTATTTTCTATTTTATTTGATATAAATTTAATATATCTATGTTTCCCGCTTTCTTTCTTCCGCCAAAAAGTTCTACCTATCTTCAATTTTAACTTATCCACATTATGCGTCTTCCTCTTTTAATATACAGTTCTACTATGTATCCAATCATAATCTGGCGGTCCACTTAAACTTACACTATAATTAGGCATCAAAGCTACATCTATATAATTGTCTCCTTGATAAACAAACCCAGTAGCTTGATATATCTTTCCAGTATGTCCCACTTCACTATCCGCATAACTCAATACGCATTTAATCTGGGGTAAATCTATGTTTAACTGTCTAAATGATTCTGCAATACAATAACTTTCAATATTCTTACCATATCCATCTTCAATCCATAACCGTGTTAATTCTAACACATTATTATTATTAAGTAATTCTGATATACTTGTACTAGCATTCCTCCCCACAGCATTTCCATATACTAATACACCAATTAATTTTGAATTAAATCCACCAAAGAATGTACTTTCTATATACTGTTTATAATAAACGCCATAAGCAATAGTGCAAAGAGTCCATTTATGAGTATAATGATTCTTAATAATCAGATTCTTTGCAATATTCTTATTTAATGGTTTTAAATAAACCAATGATGTATCACAATATTTTTCGTCTATCATATAACCATATAAAAAATAATATAAAACAGTTCAAAAGTATGGAACCAATGCTGTTAATATACACCCACAATCCAGAATGTGTCAAGTATGCATAACATAAAACACATATCTGACCCATATTATTTAACCAATATGCAGGCGCACTTACACCTCTACTATCTTTTGCAGATATTAACTTCCCTAATTGAAAACACGGTCCTAAAAGAAATAGGACCGTGAATGCGATACCCAATACTAATTTTAGTGTCATTTGATATTACAATTTAAAATCATCAAATGCATTGTCACTAATAGTATTATCTACACCTTTTACATAACTACTCAACTCAGTTTCTTGAGGAGCTACTTGTAGTTTCTTACTATCATAGTAACTATCTAACCATCCTGCAAGTGGATTAACCTTAGCATTAGGATATAATTTCTTATATCCAAGACTACTTAATCTATTGTTAGCTAACCATTCAACATAATGTTTAAGACTTTCAGAAGTTAAACCAATCAAATTACCCTTACTAAATAGATAATCAGCCCAGTCCTTTTCTGCATTAACTGCCATTTCATAAGCAGCATATATCTTATCTTCATTTTTAGCTACTGTATCTTGGAATCCTTCGTCTGGATTATTAATCCAATTCTTCATAATGTTCTGAGTAATAGCTACGTGAAGATTTTCATCTCTACTGATAAACTTAATTATCTTACTGTTACCTTCCATCTTTCCACGATATCCAAAATAGAAACTACAAGCAAATGATACATAGAAGATTAACCCTTCTGTAATCTGAGTAGCTAATACAGCATCAAACAATTGTTGTTTAACATCATCTGATGGTGTTAATAGTTCATCATATTTCTTACTAATAGCAGTAGCTCTCTTAACAATTTCTTCATCATTTAAGATACTATCAAAGAACTTGGTAGCATCTGGATAAACGTTATTAAGAATGTACGTATAACTATTACTATGAATAGTTTCAAAGAAACTCCAAGTATTCATACAAATTTCTAATTCACTATTAGTAACGTGTTTCATTAATTCATGAATACTACGACTCAACATACTATCAGTCATAGTTTGAAACTTGAGATTACTATCAAAAACAAATCGTTCTTCTGGTGAAAGATTCTTATAATCAGATATATCCTTTACAAGAGAAACTTCTTGGGGTCTCCAGAAAAAGTTCAATTGTTGGTCATACAAATCATAAAATTTAGGATACTTTATCAAATCATATCGTTGAAGAGATAAATCTTCTCCTAAAAACATTGGATTTCTTAATTGGTCTATATTCTTCTTATTTAATACGCTCTTCATTTGTTCCTCCTATTATAGAGCACAAGCTCCGCTTTCACAACCGGATTCTTGTACTACTGGTTGTTTTATTTCCTCTTTCTTTTCGTCCATAACGGTTTGTTTATCACCGTCATCAGTATTAGCATAATACAAGTTCTTTAGACCATATTTGTAAGCCAATAACATGTCCTTAATTACTTCTTGAACAGGAACTTTATTTTTATCATAACGAGATGGAATATAGTAAGTATTTGTACTAATACTCATATCCGTAAATTTTTGAATAGCCGCAGCTACCTTCAAGTAACCTTCATTACTTGGCATATCAAAAGCAAAAGTATAATCATCCTTGTACTTGTCAATATTAGGAACAACTACAGGCAAAATGTTGCTCTTGCTTCCCTTGAAACTAATAGCACTACGAGGTGGTTCAATACCGTTAGTAGAACTTTGAATTACTGAACTAGATTCTACAGGCATACAAGCAGTAAGTGTACTGTGTCTCATACCATATTTCTTGATTTCTTCACGAAGTGTTTCCCAATCCATATGTAAAGGTTCAGTGATAAATTCATCAACGTCTCTCTTATAAGTATCAACTGGAAGAACTCCTTGACTAAATTTGGTGCGGTCAAACTTTTCACACTTACCAACTTCTTTAGCCATCTGTACACTAGCCTTAATTAAATAATAACTTGTCTTTTCCATCCACTTAGCAACAAAGTTTGGAGCTTTAATATCCCAATATTTCAAACCTTCTTTAGCCAATAAAGCAGCCAAATTACTTACACCTACACCAAGACTACGACGTTTCTTAGCAAAGTTTTCTGCGGCTGGTACGAAATAGTTTTGATGTTCAATTAGTGCATCCAACATTCTAACAATAACATCACATACACTTTCCATTTCTTCATCGTCTTTGATTTCCAACCAATTCAAAGCAGCCAAGATACAAACACCAATTTCACCGTTCTTATCATTTACATCGGTAATAGGAATCAATGGATGATTGACTTCAAGACATAGATTACTTGTATCTACTTGATCCAACCAACTACCATGTTCATTAGCATGATCTACGAACATTGTATAGATACGGCCAGTTTCAAGTCTTTCTTTAGCAAGTAATCCCATTAATTCTCTAGCTGGTACTTTCTTCTTGAATTTAATGTTCTTGTTAGCTTCAGCCTTTTCATACTTTTCTTTAAATCCTTCAAGACCAAATGTATTCCAAAGTGACGGACATTCATGATAACTGAATAATGTTACATCTTGATTCTTAATGAATCGTTCAAAGATTAGTTTATCTAAACCAATACAGTAATCTAGTTTACGAACACGGTTATCATCAGTACCTTGATTATTCTTCAATACAAGAATGTCAAGAATATCATAATGAAACCAAGCAAAGTTTACAGTTGCACTTCCACCTCTGATTCCATTTTGATGACAACTCTTTACAGTAGACTCAAATGCTTTAGCAAATGGTATAGGGCCTGTATGCATTACTTCGCCATTTCTAATAGGAGCATTAGTGGCACGGAGTCTTGATAGATTCAATCCGATACCATAACGACTAGCTGTAGCAAATCCAACTGCACTGTTGTTACTGAAAATACTACGTAAGTCATCGTCTACTGTAAAGAGTGAACAACTAGCATAACTCTTCATAGGAGTTCTTACACCTGCCATAATTGGGGTGGGTAGATTAATCTTATGTTTACTAAAATAGTTATATGCTTTCTTTACATATTCAATACGGTTTTCTTTATAGTCTTTAAAGAAAGTCATTGCAATTAACATATATGCAAACTGTGGAGTTTCATATATTGTCTTGGTAGATCTATTTTGTACTAAGTACTTATCACATAACTGTTTAATACCAGCATATGTGAAATTAAAATCACGGTCATGTTTTAGATATTCATCCAATTTATCAAATTCTTGTTTGGTATACCAATTTAGAATATCTTCGTCATAAACCAATGCGTCAACATTAGCTCTAACAAGATCAAACAGTTTTGGTGGATTTTTACCACCCCAAACATTCTTTCTCAATCTATAATTAAGTAGTCTTGACGCTACATATTGATAATTTGGTTTTTGTTCACTTATCAAATTTGACGCAGCTTCAATCAACATAGTATGAATATCACCAGAGGACATCTTATCAAAAAATGATAGATGTGCATTCATTGCGACTTCTTCAAAACTTACATTTTTAATGTCTTCAGTTGCCCATTGTAAAACCTTATTGATTTTATCTGCACTAAATTTCTCCAAATTTCCGTTACGCTTCTTTATAAAAATTTCTTTGTTCATATGGGTAAAAAATAATTATCCAAATAAGGAGAAAAAGTCCTAAATAAAATTTTAAAAAAATCTTGTTTTATAGAAACTTTTTCTCCTCAATTTAATATATAGGTTTATTCACCGTCCTCCGAATTATGAGCATTCCACTTGTTGCTCATCATTTTCTTTACAATATTTTCTTCTTGACTCATTTCATTCAAGATTCCAATACCTTCACGACTGTTTTCAGCAAAGATTCTAATATCACCACAACCAGCATTCATTCTAGCTGGGAATGTAATACCATCTGGACCAAATCGATTCTTAATAACATGGAACCGTGCAGTATTAGCTTGTTTATCAGACATCTTACGACTTAGTGACATTACAAAGTCAGCTGTCATAATCTTTCTATAACTATCAGAAATATTGTTTGCCTGAATAATATCTTCATCCATAGCTGCTCTGTTACTCTGTGAAGCACTCCAAATAGGTACTTGTAATTCGCCAGCTACACCACGAAGTTCTTCATAAATACCACCAGCTTCACTATAACTATTACTATTACGTTCACTCTGTGCTGGACGTAGAATATCAGCATAGTCAACGATAATCATATCTACTTTAGTGCCTAGTGTTTGAATACGTTCAGCATGAAGTTTCAAACTATGAGCAGATACAGTTTTAATTGGGAAATACTTAATAATTAACTTACCAGGTACTTCAGCAATCTTCTTCTTAACAATATCAATGTTGTTACGAATATTCTGGAAATCAATTCCAGTAAAACATGCGTCATAACGTAGACCAACATAGTTTTCATTCAATTCCAAAGTATAATGTAGTACATTTTTACCTTGTCTCATTGCTTCTGCACCCATCTTAGCAAGAACCCAACTCTTACCACTACCTGCACAAGCAGTAATAATGCCAAGTTCACCGCCAGCAAGTCCACCGTCCATAATACTATCAACTTCTGTCCAGTTTGTCTTAACAGTTTTACGAGCCATTTGACTCATACGCTTTTCAACGTCAACCATGTATTCATGACCGATATTACGTTCCATACCAGCTTTCATCGCAATATCAACTACATGTTTGATTTTATCGTATTGTCCACTCTTTAAATGGTCAACACTTTCCATAATAGCATTCTTAATCTTCTGATTCTTACAGAATTCCAAGAATTGTTCTTTGATATACTTTAAATCAGTATCTGTGATTTTTTGATATACCAATCTCAACTGGTCTATAACCGACTGTTTTAGAATTTCATTTTGAATACCATCCACTTTAACTTTAAAGACTGCCAATGTTGGTAATTCTTTATAAGATAAGAAGTAATTTATCGTTTCTTTAACGATAAATTGATGTGCATCAGTCTCGAAACTTTCTGGTTCAAGAATGTCACTAATTCTTTCAATAAATGTTTTGTCTGAAACCAATGCACTAATGCATTTGATTTGGAATTCAGACCCGAATTTTTTTAGGTTATCTACAATATGTTTTTCTGACATAAATTTATAATTTACTTAAAATCACTATACCACACTTTTTCTGTAAACCAAGATAATTTACAGAACCATCGAATTTACTTTTCCAAATACTTCATTCAACCAAACCATACTATTTGGAAAATTATTTTGCATACTATCTTCTACCAACAACTTACTGAAACCAAATCTGTCTAATTTACCGATTGGTTTTTCCATAATTTCATTGATTCTCAATTGCGAGAATGTTTGAATTTGTGTATCATGCAATTGCATTAAATCATAATTCCTTTGCATGATATGTTTATTTTCTAATACAGTATCATACAATTTTAGTTTGCCTTTATGACTATCACTATAATTGTATAATTCTTGTAGTGTATAATGTTTATCTTCAGCCAGAATAGGATAACATTTTAAAATTGTCTTTAATCCTGCACCTTTAATACCGTCAATATTGTCACTATCATCACCTTCCATAATTCTATAGTTGATGAAGTTACCGCAACTAATACCATATTCTAATAATATTTCAGCACATCCATACAACTTCTTTTTTGTAGGACTCCATATCTTAATCTTATCACTAGCTAACTGTAAGAAGTCTTTATCTGCACTCATAATAGTAACATTACTATTCTTAAAGAATTCTTTAGCTAGATATGCAATAGTATCATCAGCTTCAATATGGTCGATTGCCATTGTTGTTACAGGCAATTTATCTAAATATTGAATTGTTCTTAGTAATTGTTTCTTTAGATTCTTATCTTCTGTATCTGGTGTACTCAAATCATCATAAGCTCTATTAAGTCTTATTTTTGTCTTTCTACCACTTTTATAATCAGGATAAATCTTTCTTCTTTTAAGAGAACCACCCTGACCGTCAGATACAATTACTATCTTCGTAGGATTAATTAATTTGACTGCATAACCTATACTTTTTAAACATCCAGCAATACCACCAGTATGATTACCATTTGAACTTAATGATGGTGTTGCCATGAATGCTCTAATAAAAGTATTCATGAAGTCAATTACTAATATTTCAGAATTGGGGGATCTATTCAATCCCCCAATCCTGTCTTCTTGTTTTACATTATCAAATAATGAAAACAATCGTTTTTTTTCACTGTCAGATAGATTACTCATTTTCAGATGATACACCAGCATCCTCATCAGTGTCAACAACTGCGTCATCAACAATGATACTATTTGGATCTTTGTATTTCATGATTAAAGTATCACAAATCTTCAAATAAATTTCTTCACTCAAAGCTTTGTCAGTTTTCATTGTTTCAACGAATTCTTTGGATTGAAACTTCCATTCAGTACCATCATCCTTTTTATAGGTATAATAAGCACCACCTTGTTTTACCAAATTGTTTTCTTTCAATACTTTAATCCAACTGCTATAATCAGCAATACCACTATCAAAATAAATATCAAATGATGCTTGACGTTGTGGTGGTCCCATTCTGTTCTTAATAACAACTGCTTTACACTCATTACCAATGACTTCTTCACCTTTCTTGAGTTTACCGGTATTATTCAAACGAACACGAACACTACAATGATAAGCAAGTGCCTTACCACCACTAACAACCCATTTATCACCAAATGCCATAGCATTTAGATTCTGACGAAGTTGATTAGTGAATACAGTAAGAACCTTCTGCTTACCAATCATATTGGTAATCTTACGCATTGCTTTACTAATGATAATACTTTTACCAGTAGCAAATCCATCTTTACCATGATCACTCTCTAGTTCTGCTTTTGTAGAAGCAGCAGCTACAGAGTCAACAATTAATGTAAGAATACGATCTTTGTTGCTCTTACGAACAATTCCAATCATCTTCTCCATGTTTTCAAAAATATCTTCTACAGTATCAGTTTGAACATATAGAAGATTCTTTAAATCTACACCCAAGCTTTTCCAGAATTCTGGAGCTGCTGCGTTTTCGGTATCTAGAACAACTGCAATCCCACCTTTTCTTTGTGTTTCTGCACAAATATGAGCGGATACTAGACTCTTACCAGTTCCTTCTAGTCCATTGAATTCAACCATCTTACCTACAGGTAAACCTCCGTGTGGTCTATTGCTAATAGCCAAATCAAGCATAGAAGAACCAGTACTAATCCAATCACTAATATCTGCGGGATTTTCTTCTTCATCCAAGAAGAAAGCAATCTTACCGCCATCTTTATTTGACTTGTTTAATTCATTAGCCAATAACTCAGCTAATTCGTCTCTCTTTGTTGAATCTTTTTCTGTTTTCTTTTTCATAACTTTTATAAACTAAATAGGGGTGGCAGTAATATATACTACCACCCCATTACAAACAATTTATTTTAACTGTTAAACAAATTATCAAAAGCTGCTGCTACATCGTCAGTATTTGATTTTGATGCAGTAGCGGTTGGTGACTTAGCTGGTGCTGCTGCTTTTGGAGCAGGAGTTGGAACTTCGTCATCAACGATAGTGTTTACACTACCTTCTGATGGAATTGAACCGTCTGGATTTAACCATGCGTTCATTACTTCCTTCAATTCGTCATAAGTAAATTCTGGGAACAAATCCAGAATATTTGTTTGTTGTGCCAAAATCTCCTTTTGTGAAGGGTCAATTGCGACACTTGCGTTTGGTTTGACACGAATTGTAGTTTCTGGGAAAGACTTACCAGAATCTTCTGCTGTACGGAATTCTACTACAATGTCACGACCATTAACCAAATCGGTAATATCACCATAATCAACGTCACTGATGATACTGAGAATTTCTTGATAGACGTTCTTACCAAATCCCCAAAAACGAACACCTTCATTTTCCTCACCACGAACGATGATAGGAGCATAGGTACGCATCTTTGGTTCAAACTTACGTCCCAAAATCCAATCTTCCTTGTTACCATTCTTCTTCATACGATTTGACCACTCAACGATTGGGTCAGGACGATTGAAACTGTCAGGAGATAGATAAGTCTTGTTATTGATATTATAGTGGAACTTCAACTCAATAAACGGATTATCAGGTTGATACTTGTAGGGAACGATACGAACCACTTGTTTACCAGGCTTTGGTTTCCAAATTAGATTGGTTTTGTTGCCTTGGTTTGTTAGAGAGTTCAAACGACTCTTCAATTTTGATATATCTAGCATATTTTAATTAGTTAATTGTTTAATTAGTTAATTGATAATTTAATAATTACTTACTCAAGTAAAGTCAACCATCAATAAATACATATTATCACAGATTGTAATCCTGTAAACTTATTTTAAGAAATTTTTTGTTTCTTTCATCATATCTCCAAAATTCACATTTTAATAAGTTTATTATATTAATCATTCTATCAATATCTTTTTGTTTTAAAGAACCATCAATATTGAAGTGTTTTGGTTCATCATATTCAACGACAATATTTTTATTTTTATCATAAGCATCAACCCAATATCCAAGTTCTTTAATATAAAACTCTCCACCATTTAATGCATGTTGTAAATTCCACCCAAATTCTTCATTTATTTTATCAAAATATTTACATGCATTACTATTGTAATTAGGTCCAATTTTTTCATATTTTGACTTTAAATCATTTATTCTGCTTAATCTCATTTTATTTCTTACATCTTGTCTTTTTGAAGGATTTTTATCACCAATCATTTTTCCTTTTAATGATTTACTAATCTTTAACTTTGATTTTATATTATGATGTTTTCCGTACATTGGATGGTTAATTCCAATTAAACCTGTTTTTCCCAAATGCTTATGTCTTATTTTATTTTTTGAATCTTCAGTATGTTTTTTTCCATACATCGGATGATTTTTTCCTTTTATTTTATTACTTATTTTTTCTTTATGTTCGTTGGACAATATTCTTCCAGAATTTATCAACGATATTTTTTCTTTTACTTCTAATGTATGTTTCTTTCCATACATAGGATTTTTTTCTCCAGTATAATCTCTACAAGATTTACATTTAGATTTTTTATCTATTTGACGAATCATATCTAATTTCAATCCATACAATTGAAAATTTCCACATCCATCACATTTTTTAAAATATTTTTTATTATCGTTTATTAAAATATATGGATAATCTTTAGACCTATCATAAAAACATTCATACATTTTATTTTCAATTTCTATATTCATATTAGTAATATCAATAAACATAAATATGAATAAAAAACTATAAAAATTTATTAATTATATTAAATTATATCAAAAATTTTGACGGGAACAATTTTGACGGATATGTCCCCCGTTAAAATAATTGAATTTCTGTAGAGATTCCAATCCAATTGAAATGTTTTATCAAAAACTCCACCGTTTTCTTCAGCAATTAATTTATTCATTGCGTTCAAAGTATACAATGTATTAGTGTCTTTTTTTCTATGTACACTGATGGTATTTTTAAATTTGGATTGGCTACCATCTAATTCTACGTTATATGTTACGTATAATTCTTTTGGATTGTTGTTATTACACAATACAAATATTTTACCGTTAATACTATAAAAGTTTCTTATTTCTTCAAGAATGTTAGTATATTCTTTAGAATTGGTAAATGTACACAATAATTGTTTATTCTTCATTTATTTATAATTAATTGTTTACCGTTCACATTCCATAGTTTACCTACGAAGTTACCAGTTGTATCATACCAACTATTTCTTTTATTATAAAAACCTAATTTTAATGCTTCTTCTAATGTATATTCCATAGTCAATGCTTTTTCTATGGCAACTGCATCTAATTCTTTTTCTTCCGGAGTTCTATTGTCACTTTTTGGTTCTTTTACTGGTTCTGGTTGTTGAACAGGTGCAGTTTGTTGTGGTTCAAATTCAATATTTTGTTCTGGTTGTTCTGGTTGTTCGTCACCAGCAAACACATTAGTTTGTCCTTTTCTAGGATTTTCTTCAAAGTGAGTACCTCTAGCAATTGCTTTTTGTTTATATTCTGGAGTAGGAAATGTTACAAGAATACCATTTGCATTGTATGCTTGTCTTTCTGGATACTTACCTTCAACCATTTTATTAAGATATTGAGTAATAACATTTACATCTACATTTGATTCAATTAGATGTTCTCTGAGTATTTCAATATGTTCTTGTTTAGAAATATCAAAAATACCGTTTTCAATAGCAATATCGGTACTTGCTTTTTCTAAAGCATCTAAAAATATTTGTTTAGTGTTCATAATTAAAATACATCCTCTTCACTTAGATTGGAACGATGAATTTCTGTTTTAAAAGAAAACTTGCTTCCTCTTTCATTTCTTAATTCAATAGCAGAATAAAATGGTTTTACTTCTACTTTTCCACCATCTTCTTCTTCTCTTATGTCGAAGATAATATATAAATATACAACGAAATATGTTCCTTCTTTATTTTTACTAACTTGAAACTTACTCAATCTAAAATTCTTATTTTCATTTGCGTCAATTAACTTCTTACCACTTGAAAATTCATTCTTGGTTCCCATTCTGTTAATTGTCTTACCATTAAATACTATAAGAGGAAGAGTATCATTATTACCGAAAATTGCTTCAGCTGATATCTGACTTGCAAATTGTATGAACTCTTTCTTAATTTGAGTTTCATTACCAATGTTAATAAATCTATCTATGAACTTTTCATAAAATGCAATAGCCGAAATATTAGAATTGAAAATATTCATTGGTCTAAATGCACCTTTGTTTAAGATAACATCACCTTTTGTAGAAGGATTAAAATAATCATTATAAACTTTTAAAGATGCGTTTCTTACTTCTTTTACGTCTTCCGCAGTAGCCCCATTAAGTTCTACTACGAATAAATTTTTATTTTGAATCAATCTTACTTTTTCATTAATAGCATTAAATAAAGAATCTGGTTGAATACGATTGATTTGTTGAACAAATATAGTTACATTCTTTTTAAGAGAATCTGTCATTTCTACTGGTTGTTCATCTGATTCTCTTGCTTCTTGTAAAACTCCTATTTCTTTTTCAATCGCATCCCAAGTATTGAATAAAGAAGAATGTTTACTTCTAGCATAATTTAAATCTTCTTGACACTTTTGTTCTATATTGCCAAATATCTTAACAATAGTATTTTTAATTTTTTGTGTAAAGTCTGTCCATCCTTTTGTTAATTCAGCAGATACATCACCTATCTTAGATGCAATTCTGTTAAGAGAAGATTTTAATGATGATATAAATTCAATTTCAGTTAGTAATGTCTTACCAACATAAATTTCTTCAAATATAGGAGCACCGCCACTAAATACTTTTCTTGGGTCATCTACTTTTGGTGTTTCATCTGGTTTTAAAGATTGCAACCATTGATAATATTTTTCTCTTTGTGCAGGTGTGCCAGAAAAACTTGCTTTATCCGGGAGAATATCAAATGCACCTTTCATTCTTCCAATACGATAACTATCACCACCAGCTTTTAAAGAAACCATTGCGAATTTCTTTCCAGTACCAGTTATTTCACATAAACTGTCATCTAAAGCAGATACATTCTTATCTTTTAATGCAGTTTGAATTTCTGCAATGCTACAATTATATAACAATACTACATCCGCAGTGTTTTCTTTTTTCTTATCTTTACTAGCATATCCGCTTTTATTAAACGAATCATAAAACTTTTTAATGTCTTGATGAATAAACCCACTTGGTTTTGACGAATATACATTGGCTAATGTAACAGATGTACCGGATGCAAGTTCAATTCTTGATTTTATATCTGTGTAGTTTTGATATAATGAACTTTTTTCAAGTAATTTGGTTGCACCTGCGTCATTTAAAGATTGAATATTTTGTAAAAGTTTTTCAATTTCTTTTGACAAATTTATCCATTTTAATATAGTTTCTTTTTCTTTTGGATAATAATCCCCACTTTCACCAAATATTCTATATAACGGAAAACTTTCTCTAAGAGGTTGACTAAATGGCAATGGCATTATAGTTTCAACTTCTTTTAACTTAACTTGTAAGTCTTTTAATTTTATTTCTATATCTGTGCTCATTCGTATATATAAATATTGATATATACACGAAAATCAAAGTTTTTAAATATCTACTACTACCATATTGTCATAATTCTTACCAATATAACATTTTACTGGGAACTGATTATTTGACATTAACCGTTTTAATTCAATTAAAACATCTTTCTTATCATCTTTGTGACAGTCAAATAACACACTGTCATATGTGTATAAAATAGCTTTTGTCTGTTTATTATTCAAATATTCATTGACCCTTACCAATGATTCCATACCAAATTCAGTTTCACTTGCTTGTAAAATATAATTAAATAACTTGTTTGGGCTTGGGTCATTGATATGGTTGGCGGTAATTCTTCTTTTATAGATAGGAGTTTCTACATAACCATTTTCATTGAAAAATTTCCATCTATGAGCAATATAATCACTCATTTTCTTAAAATATGGTATTTCTAATAGTTCAGAAGGAATATTACCATACATACATTGAAATGTAAGATTCTTTGACGCTCTTACTTCATCAGACGTTAATGTTTCTTTACCATAATACAATTTACCTAAATATTCATAAGCATTGTGAGGTAGATTATAATTGATTAACTTTGCAACTAGGTGGGGGTGGTAGGCACTATAATCAATCATAAACAACATACCATTTTCACCAAATCTGCTAATAAATGATGACCTACATTCGTTTTCTTTGTTCAATGCACTATAGTTGACGTTACCAAACCTATTACTAGGTCGTCCTGTAGCAGTATATATGTTATATTGTGTATAAACATATCCATCCCTATCTTTTACAGTCTTGTTTTCAAAATGCTTATTAAACAATTCTATGTCGATTTTTAATCCATTCTGTTCTAGTATTGTAAGATTATCAGTAACAGTGTCGTTTATACTATAAAAACTATCATCTATTTTGACGGATTTAAGTCTAATCAACACTGCTTCATACATACTTTCAAACTTTTCCATATGTTTTACCATAGGAATAGCTTTATTAAGCTCACCGTACTTTTGAAATCTAGTTTTGATTACATTATGAGCGGTAGTATCAAATTCAGTATAATCATCAACTTTACC